ATTTTCTGCTAGTGCTTGCGGAGGGGGCGAGTTATCTTCGGGGGTGCTCGTGCCGAGCCCCATCCGATCTGTATTTCTAGCCAATATACACCTCGTTTTTTAAATTATATTAGATCAAAGACCTTCTTGGTGGACTTGTCTGCAGCGGCCTTCGTAGTCTCAAGGGAGGCCCAATCATATTTAAGCTTCATAGTAAGTTCTGTGATATCGTCAGAGCCATATTCTAAATCTCCGAAGGTTAATTCGGATATCCACGCATTATTAAGGGTCCAAGACTCTAGCGGCCCTCCCGCGTGATCAAGTTGCCTAACAGTGACGGTTTGCAGCGCGCCAACAGCATTGCCTTTGGTTAACGTTGTGAGATCGGCTGGGGTGCCGGCCTTTGTCGGAATTTTATATCCGGAATCTTCAACTATTTTAGATAAAGTCGCGGCCATATCACCGGGATCATCCACAGGATCAACCAAAGTAATAGTAACCTCATTCCATGACACAGAACCAGGATAATAAAAAGTATGATTTAAATATTTATGTTCGGCTGCAGCAATCGTAAAAGAAGGCTTCGTGGCGGTTTTGGCGTACCACATCATGTTCGAACCATCAATCCCGTTAACTATGACCATAAACCTAAATTTTCTTTTAGGTTCGGCCATGCCAGTTTCATGAGGGCTTGTCCAAAATGGCATTTTATACTTTCTCCTATGGGTCTGTTTATAAATAGTGACGAGCAAATATTTTACTCATCTATAAATTATTAATCGTCAAATGACGCTCCTGTTGACATAATCACAAAGTCGATTGCAATGTATTCAATTGCGCGGGCCGGCTTAATCAGGATCTTTGCATATAAGATGTTTTGATCGATAAGATCGGGCGTTGTCGTACTTTCATCTAAAATCAAACGATAATCTGTAATACCAGCCCCAACTTTAACATTCGCCAAAAGAGGACTTATTAATCCTGTAAATCTATCCCAGGTAGCTTGAACATTCTGTTCGAATAGAAGCTGCGACGAGAGGATTGAAATCTGCTTCTTCAAGTAGATAACAAGCCTTCTAACATTAATTCTATCGAGCGCAGAACGACGTTCTTGTAATGTCTTCTGTCCAAAGACTACAATACCGGTAGATGGGAAGGAAGCAATCGGGTTAATTCTGGCTTCATAGAGTGTGTCACGTTCTTTAGAAGTTAATCTCTCGGTAACATTAACAATTGGAATTCCAGCAGCACCATCGCTTAGGCCACCTCTATTGAAGCCCGCGGGCGCGAACCAAAGCTGAGACTGTCTTTCAGAACTGGCCAATACACCCAACATAGCGACTGTTGGCGGAATCCAAACAAGCTGTCCTGTCGTATCATCACGCGTCTGAACCCAAGGATAGAACGTTGCCCCGTAAGAAGAGTCAATTCTTCTATCTCTTAATGCACTCACAACATTAGTTGGTGTTGTGCCAATCCTCTTCGATTTAGTTGACTTATATTGCTCATGAGACGGGATATACACATTCGCCAAATCGATAAGCGCCATGGCATCTCCTCGTTCTTCGCAAACATTAATCATATGAGTTGTAAGCGAATCATGTGTTAGACCCGGCGCAACTAGCGTATTCATGTTGACAAATTCGGGATCTGCAACTGTATCAACTGCTCTACGATAAGTATTATAGATATAAGAGTTATTTTCAGTTGAGGCAGCAGACATGCCTTTATTATACATAGGATCTGGCTTCGTGATATCAAGTCCGTCAAAACCACCCCAGAACGGCGCTGTATAGCGATCATATCCAGCTTCCAACAAGTCGGTATAAGAGCCAGTGGTCGCAGAGCGCGGATTTACACCATTTACACCATTGACGCGGCCGACTCTGGATCCGGATTCATAATAATATCCTTTGGAGCCACTTACAATGTCATCAAGAGAAAATACATAACTATAGCCTTGAACGCCAGTATTAGGGGCGCCAGATGTCGGATCATCGGGGAAGCCGGCATAGAGAAGTCGATGTGGATCTGCTACGCTTAAATCAGATCTTGTAGAGCTACTCATTCTAGTTGTCTGTAATCCAAAAAAAGCATTTGTTGTATCGCTTAATCCTCCGTCAGAAGCACTATTGCGCAATCTAACAGATGGGAAGAAAATAGAAGCAGTAACATTATTATAGTGCCGGGGCTTCGGGCCCTGGGCCCCCCCGAGCCCATAGGCTCCGGATCCTAATACCTGTTGTTCGGAGCCATCGTATATGCCTTTGCCAGTAATAATAAATTTTCCTGCAGTGGCGCCTCCCGCACCCTTAAGGGTGCTTATATTTCTAATTTTTGGTGGACCGAAATAGCCAAATGGCAATAATACAGGATCAGTTGCGCCTGCATCTGCATCAACATTCATATCAACACGAACATATTTTGATAGGTTAGGATAATCACCATAAAGCTTTAATCTACGTTGTACACTATCCCACTTATAATACTGATCTCCTATTCTACGAGCGACATAATCCGTAGAAGTTGGATCTAATGTAAGATTGTCATATCTTTCCATAACGATAACGTTATTATCGGTATCTCGAAGCATTCTTAAAACAACCGAAAAAGTACCATAATCTGTTGCTGTTGTAGTTGATTGTTTAACCTGCGTAATGGAAACTTTAAGATTTTTATGTAACCATTCGCCATGGCCACGACCAAGCAAGCGGAAAAGCTTTTGCTGAAGTTCAGGATTATAATCAGCAGGGGTACCCAAATGTTGACCAATAAACCAGCCGGCCGTTGCCTCACGAGTTTCTTGATCTTTCATTTGACCAGGAGTAGTGCCGACAGTGCCACTCAGTGCTATTCCGTAAATAATACCAACCAGATCATCTCTGAGTGTTAAATCACCCAGGCTGGCTCCCCCGCCATCGCGCAATTCTTGTTCAAAAGTTTCGCCTAACCAATAATTTTTCTCAGAAGCTGCTGCATAAAAATCTGAAGCATTTGCATTTCCTAGCTGGGGGTTCGTATTGAATCGCTTGCGGATAAACGTCTCTTTAGAGTCATCAAAATCAAACTCAATAATCTCTTCACTCTCGCTTGAATCACCAATAACAACTTTAAACAAACCAGTAGTCGTATTTGTTGTGACCAAACATCCGGCACTAGCAGTAGTTACCGGGGTTGCACCGTCGATTGCCTTTGAACCCTGACCGTCAAAAAAAGTTCCACTGAGGCGGATATAACCGTTATCTAAATACCATATTGCAGCAAGAGTACCCGTGAGTCCAACGTGCTCGGGATAAATTGTCGATGAAGAAGGAAATACAAAAAGACCATATGCGCCACCATTCGAAGCGAGTGCATTATTAATGTTATTGGTTGTTTTCCAGCCGGCCTGTCCACCCGCACTACCATCATTACCGGGCGCCTGATGGCCCAATAATCTAACGTATGTAAGAGGTGCCACATTAGATCTAAGGAATGCCTTGGCAGCATATGTTCCATACATGGGAGACTGGCGGTTTCCTTCGCGATAAACATCGCCACCGGCATTGCCAGGAACTGCATCACCGAACATGGTTACAAAATCAGAATAAGATTCTACTTTGACCGGCTGCATCGCAAGACCCTTGGTGGCGCGCCCAATAACAACAGGACCAATGGCATCGGCCGATTTTGGAATAAACGAATTATCTATTTCGTTAATGAACACCCCAGGAGATACAAATTTAAAGTTTTTGACTGACATTATTGTTTCCTCGATCTAAAAATGGACTTAATTGCTGCCACAATCATACTTTAAATAGTATTTTGGAATTCAAAAGTCTTCCTGAAGTGTAATAAAATAGCACTTTCACGTCAGGAAGTGATATTAAAGAAACCATCGGGGCCTTCGGTGGCTAAGCCTTCTTGTGGAAATGTGATTTCAACAATATTCTCTTCTACCTTCACGATGGGTCGATCATCGTTTTTACCCTCGCCAATAAGATACCTAATATCTTTATCGTTATATCAGAAGTAAACATCCTCATATCTTCATCCAGGTTAGAAACGTTATTGGTGTGTGTAAAGCCTTGATCGATGAATGCTTCATATAAATGACCATTTCTTTTTAAAACAAATGCATTAATTTGCCCTGTTCTAGTCATAAATGGTGCAAGAAGGTCATTCATCTGCTGTTGGTATTCTGCTTTAATGTGAATTTTGTATTCGACATTTACATATACTGGAATGGGAATTGACAGAGTTTTCACGACAATCTTTTTATTTACTCTCGGAAAATACCTTTGATCAGTACCAGATGTGTAATTACTACGTCTTATATTTCCAACAACAGCAAAATTTCTTGTTTTGTCCTGTACAATCTTTTTGGCGATGACCATTCTACCGGTACGACCGTCTTTATCATCTGAATAAACTTGGGCCTGATAAATTCCTTTTCTATTCGGATCTTTTGTAATTCCTGTTCTTTCAATGCTTATCAAAGGAAGCTTTAAGGCGCCTGCATCGTCTCTTAGAGATTTTTCATTTTTAATTTGAAATGAGCGTTCTGGTGTTTGCCACAATACTGGCACTTTTGTCCAACCTTCATTAGTATTGGCGCTAAGTTTTAAATCGTCCTTTAGCCAC